GATGCAGATTCAGCCACTTCCTGGCGCGAACCAGACTGACCAGATCGCCTATGAATATGTCTCGAATGCCTGGTGTACGGATTTAAATGGGGTGGCGCGTTCGGCTGTCGGCGGTGTGTGTAGGTTTGCCGCCGACACGGACCTTTATCGATGGCCGGAAAACACCCTCAGATTGGGCATCAAATGGCGGTTTCTGAGGGCCAAGGGATTCGACTATGCCGAAGAATTGCAGCAATGGAAGGAAGCCAGGGACTTCCAGCTTGCGACCAGTGGGGCTGCACGCAATCTTCGGATGAATGCGGTGGCCACGGGCTTGCACTTCCTGAATTACGACAACATCCCCGATACCGGCTATGGCGGGTTGAACAGCTAGAATGGCACAGCGCGGTTCGGCCATCGGCAGGACGCAATCGGTGCCTGCGCCGATTGGTGGCCTGAACGCTGTCGATTCCGTGGCGGGAATGCCCCCGACGGACGCGCTGGTTCTGGATAATTTCTTTCCCCAGCCGACCTTTGTCCAGCTTCGGAATGGCGCCACAGCTTACACAACCGGCCTTCCGTCTTGGGTGGAAAGTTTCATCCCCTATGATGACAAGAGTGGGGTTGAACATCTATTCGCGGTCTCGAATACGGCAGTCTATGACTGCACATCTTCAGGAGCCGTGGGGGCCGCAGTTGTAACCGGCCTAACCAACGCACGCTGGGAATCGACCAATATCGGAACTGCGGGCGGGCAGTTTCTCTATGCCTGCAATGGGGTAGACAAGCCGCTCTATTACGATGGTGCGACATGGGTGAAGGTAGATGGCGCGTCCAGTCCAGCAATAACGGGCGTTACGACCACCAATCTGTTCTGCCCCAAACTCTGGAAAAATCGCCTTTGGTTCTGTGAAGTCGGGACGACCAAGGCTTGGTATCTTGGAACGCAATCTGTTGGGGGCGCCGCAACCGCCCTGGACGTAAGCACCCAATTCCCGCGCGGCGGATTTCTGGCTGCGATCCTGACCTTCTCGCTGTCCAGCGCGACAAGTTTTGATGATTACATCGGCTTCCTGAGTTCGGAAGGGGACTTGGCCGTCTATCAAGGCTCAGACCCCGCATCATCGACCACCTTTGCCATTGTCGGACAATATCGGCTTGGCAAGCCGGTCGGGCGCAGATGCTGGTTCAAGTATGGTGCCGATGCCATCATTATATGCTCGGATGGGCTTGTTTCGGTCGCAAGGGTGATTTCGGTCGGTATCCAGCAAGCCAAGGATGCACTCAGTTACAAGATTCAGCAGCTTGTGAACAATGACGTGGCAGCCTCATCCGGCAATTATGGCTGGATGGGCGTTGTTTACCCGTTCGGCAACAAGATCATCGTCAACGTCCCAGAGACCACGAACAGCCGATACCATCAATATGTTCAGAGTACGATTTCTGGGGCATGGTGTACCTATGGGCTTTTGCAATCGCCCTGGAACGCGGCCTGCTTCGTGGTCAGCGGCGATAAGCTATTTTATGGCGGCAATGGCGCTACCTATCAGGCCGACGTAGGTCGCAGTGATAACGGCTCCCAGATCTTCGGTAGCATGGAGCCGGCGTTCAATTACTTCGGGACGGACCGGAACAAGCGGTTCACCATGCTTCGCCCGATCATGCTGACGGACGGGGCGATTACGCCGGCACTTGGGATAAGCCTGGATTTCCAGACGGTCTTGCCTTCCGGGATGCCGACTTTTTCCAGCCCGGGTGGCGCGATCTGGGGGACATCCTTATGGGGCGTTGGGCTTTGGTCTTCGGGGCTGACCGTCCAGAAGGAATGGCAAACGGTCTACGGGATAGGCTTCTCCGCAGCTCTTTATATGCAGATCGCAACCACCGGCTCTCAAGTCCAGGTTTTATCCTTTGACTGGGTTATGAGCGACGGGGGCACGCTATAGCCTGGCGCATCATCGGGGACCAAAGGGCTCGGGGGCTGGACTGGGCTGTTCCGCGCCTGAATGCTGGGCCGGGTCATTGGGAAACCGCCAGTTGCCTGATCCTTGAAAAGGACTTGGAAATTACGGCTGTAACTGTGTATAACCACTATTACCCGGAAGCCAGCGTGGAAATGTCCATTGCGGCAGCGGAAGGGAGGCGGTGGCTAACACGCTCCTTTCTGGCCGAATCGTTCCGGATTCCCTTCATTCAATGGAACATGCGGCGGGTAGGAGTAAGTATCGCCGCTGATAATGCGCCATCGATCCGATTCGCCGCCCATCTGGGGTTCATTCCCGAGGGCCGGATCCGGGAAGGCCATTCGGTCGGCGTCGATCTCCTGTTACTGGGAATGCTCAAGAGGGAATGCAAATGGATAGGCCAAACTAATGGGAAAGCCCTCCGCGCCCGCTGCGCCTGATCCAACTGTTACCGCCCAAGCCCAGACGGCCAGTAACATTGACACGGCCAAGGCCAATGCGACTCTTAACCGGATCAATCAGTACACGCCTTATGGCTCGTCCACCTATGACATCACGGGTTATGATTCGAGCGGGATTCCGCGGTATTCGCAGACCACATCTCTCAGTCCGGTCGAACAAGGATTGCTCAATACCTATCAAGCCGGCCAGCAGAATCTGGGCAATATCGCGCTAGGAATGCAGGGCCAAGTTGCCAATTCTTATCAGAACCCGATTGACACTTCCCAACTTCCCGGCGTTGCGTCCAAGGTCAATCTTGGCGATACCTCATCACAGATCCAACAGGCGCAGGACGCGGCCTACAAGGGCCAGACCCAATATCTCGACCCGCAATATGCGCGAGCGCAGGAACAACTTCAAAATCAACTGAGCAACCAGGGCATTCCGCAAGGCTCCGAGGCCTGGAATAATGCCATGAACCAGTTCAACGAGCAGAAGCAGGCGGCATATGGCAATGCCGGATTGCAAGCTGTGCAGGCCGGAAATCAGGAACAGAACACGCTATTCGGCCAGGGGCTATCCAGCGCCGATCTGCAAAATCAGGCGCAAGCCCAAGGAATGCAGCAGTTATTTGCTCTCCGAAACCAACCTTTGAACGAGTACAACTCTTTGATCTCTGGGGCGCAGGTCCAAAATCCTTCCTTCAGTGCGACGCCAGTTGCCAACCAGGCGAACACGGATATTGCTGGAATTACCAACCAGGGCTACCAGAACCAGCTTGCACAATATAACGCGCAGACACAGGCAATGAACAACCTCTTTAGCCTCGGTGGCAATCTCGGCGCCGCGGCTATCTTGGCGGCGTGACATGGCGGGATATTTCTACAGCGACGGCAGCCAACCAGACTCCAAGACTTTGATGGCGCAAGCGCTGATGGGCAATAACAATGGCCCGTTCAGCGGCATCGGCAATGCGCTGATCCTGAAAGCGCTTCAACAGAAACAAGCATTCAATAACTACCAGAACACGCCTGCACCCTCGGCCAATACGACCTATCAGGGAATGTCCGGCCCGGTTTCCACGACGATCAATTCCGGCCAGTTGCCCTATATGGGGCCGCGGGGATTGTCCGGGCTATTCAGTTTCGGGGGCGGCTGATGAGCAGCGCCGGCATGAATCCTTTTGCCTACTATGACCCGCAGGATTACGCGGCCCAACTGGCGATACAGCGACAGCAGGCCCTCGGACAACAGCTCATGCAGCAGCCGATGGGAACGGGTGGTTATGCCGGATTAGCCGAAGCGGGAAATCGCCTGCTCGGGGCATTTCTTTCACGCCGCGCGGATCAGAAACTTGCCGACTATTATAACCAACCAGACGCGCAAACCGGACAGCAGGCCGCAAGAACGCCGCCGCAGGCATCCCCGCCAACTTATTCTAATGCCAATGTGGACGAGGAAGGCAATCCGATTCCGCAGCATCAGTTCGCACCGCCTCCGGCTCCGTCCGTACAACAGCCACAACAGATGGATGAGAAACCGTCCGACTATTATAGCCTGCCTCCGAGGTTCCAACGGCTTTATGACCGGCTTCCGCATATTCCTGGGATGCTTGCGGCGCAAGCGGTTG